ATGTCAGAAAATATTTCATCTGGAGATGTTATGTATTATGTTGGTGCAGAAGAAGGAGAGATGCCTGCCTTATGTCAAATGTGGGGAGCAGAGGTAGTTTTATTTGAACCTAATCCAAAAGTTTGGTCACACTTTCCCTTGCTTTGGAGTGCTAATGGTTTAGAAAAACCAATTGCATGCATACCTGGGTTTGCATCTGATGTAGACAATGATCTTGCACGTATATATTATAATGAGTTCCCACCAGAAGCAGATTCTCCTATTGAGGCTGCTCACGGATTTAAAGAATTGCAATATGAAGCAGACAAGTATGGTCAAACAAAAATTGATACTCTTGTTTATGAAAAAGGGATGAAGCCACCTACAGCAATCTCACTTGATGTTGAGGGTAGTGAATGGCGTGTTCTTGGTGGTGCAGAAAAGGTTATGAGAGAATTTAAACCAAAGATCTGGCTATCTGGTCATCCAGAATTTATGATGATGTATTGGAAAGAATATCTTTATGATCTTAGACAGTTTATTAAAGGTATTGGATATAAAGAAACTTTCCTTGACTATCAACATGAGGTACATTTATACTATGAACCAATTTAAAGCATATATATATTCTAAGGATCCACTTGATTCTGCTAATGGTAAATGGGATTATGGCTTACTAAAACAAACATTTGAAAGAAATAAAATAGAAGAAGTTGTTGTTGATACATTGCCACAAGAAGAAAGAGCCTTTGTTGTTATTCCTGGACAAGGTAATGCTGGTAAAGAAAATGATATAAACGATGAATTAAAAAATATAGGCAGAGTAGTTTTATTTATAACTGGAGATGAAGAAAATTTATTTGATGTTGATAAAATAACGCATGAAAATATATCTATTTGGGTTCAATATCCGACAAGAAAACACCAAAAATATAATAAACTTCCTATAGGTGCACCACAGCACATTAAAGACAATCTACCAGAGTATTCAGAAAAGACTTATACTGCTTGTTTTGCTGGACAAATTACACATAGAAGAAGACAGCAATTAGCAGACATAATGCCAAGTATTAAAGACTCTATTTATAAGCCTACTGATGGTTTTGCTAAAGGCGATAAACCAAAAGAATATTATAAAAATTTGTTTAGTGCTAAAATTGTTCCCGCTCCCGCAGGCGTTGCAAGTATAGATTCATTTAGATTTTTTGAAGCAATTGAAATGCTCTGTATGCCTATTGCAGACTTAAGAAACTCCAAAGGGCATAAAGATAATTTTTATCATTATATATTTGATCAAACCTTAATGTTTCCATCAACAAACAACTGGACAGAACTACCAGATATTATTAAATCAATATTAAAGGACTATCCAAACAATATGCATCGTGTAGTTTCTTGGTGGATTAAATATAAAAGAGATTTTGCTATTAAACTTATGAAGGATATATATGCATAAAAATGATGTAACCATTGTTGTTGTTACCTCTGTGTTACCAGATCATCCAGACACATCAATAATTGATGAAACAATTAATTCTGTAAGATATCATTTTCCTGATAACGAAATCATATTGCAGATAGATGGGTTGCGTGAAGAAAGACTAAATAGAAAAAATGATTATGATGAATTTAAAAATAGAATTTTATGGAAATGTTTGCACGAATGGAAAAATGTTTTACCAATAATTTTTGATAAACATAGTCATCAAACAACAATGATGAAAGAAACAATTGGTTTAATAACTACATCAGTATTATTGTATGTTGAGGGAGATGCTCCGCTTGTTACTGAAGAGCCTATAGATTGGCAAAAATGTTTAGATATGATTGAGTATAATAAAGCAAAAACAATTAGATTTCACTTTGAAGCATCTATTCCAAGATCACATGAGCATTTAATGTTTGGTCTTAGTGATGATTTTATGAAGACAGCACAATGGAGCCAAAGACCACATCTATCTTTAGTGTCTTATTATAAAAATGAGATTATGCCAAGAGTAAAAGATCACTCGTTTATAGAAGACATTATTCATGGTTCTATACAAGATGACATTTTGCCCTATGACGTATTTGATAAAGAAGGATGGGACAAGCATAAACTTTGGATCTACCATCCAAAAAATAATATTAAAAGATCTTACCATTTAGACGGACGCAGGGGTACAAGAAAATTTACATCAGATGATGACGTATGGGGATATACTGAATGAGACTTGGAATTATTGCTAGATCAGACAATACTGGGCTGGGATACCAAACAAAACAGTTAACAGATATGTTAAAACCTAGCAAAGTAATGTTAATTGATTTTTCTCAACATAACAATAATAAACAGCATCCTGAATGGTATAACGGATATGAAGTAATAAATGTTCTTGGTATACCAGATAGCAGGGATATCGATAGATTTTTAAAAGATATAGACGTTGTACTAAGTTGTGAAACATTCTATAACAATGACGAACTTATATTAAAGGCTAGAGATAAAGGAATTAAAACAATTCTTCAATATAATTACGAACTTTTTGGAAACCTTTCAAAAAAGAATATGGAATTACCAAATGTTTTAGTATCTCCTAGTTCATGGAAAATAGATGATATTGAGTTTAAATTTGGCAGAAAAGCAAAAGTAGTTCACTTACCACCGCCAACAAACACAAATCTATTTGATGGTGCTAGTAAAATTAATAGATCAAAAACTCATAATCGCATACTGCACATTGGTGGAAAACGTGCTGCACAAGATAGAAATGGAACTAACACAATAGTTAATATGTTAAAATATTCTAAAGCAGATTACGAACTAGTAATAAGGACGCAAACAAAACTTGATCTAAACTTTAATGATGATCGTATTGTATTAGATTATAATGATAGTGTAGATAGAGAGTCAATGTACGTTGGCTTTGATGCTATGGTCTTACCTAGAAGATATGCTGGACTATGCTTACCTATGAATGAGTCTTTGCTTAGTGCCCTGCCAGTTTTTATGACAAATATCGCCCCTAACCATAAAGTGCTTCCAAAAAAATGGTTAGTAGAGTCACATTTAATTGATCAGTTTAAAGCAAAAACTATGATAAATGTTTATGAAGCAGATTTAAGAAAACTAGCAGAACTTATTGATAACTATGTTGCACTTAGTCATGAACAAAAAAATATTGAAAAAGAAGAAGCCTTATCCATAGGATATGAAAACTTTGCTCCAGAGGCACTACTGCCACAATACATTAAATTAATTAATGAATAACTACTCTTCATAAATTGTTTTATTTTTAAACTGTTTAGATAAATATAAATCTTTTAATTCTAAAAATGATCCACTCTCCGTTGATAAAAATGGATATTTGTTTGCCTCGTAGTCATAAGATAATGGTGCAAAATTTTCTGATTTATAAACTTTAACATCTGATATTTCTTTTGACTCATCATTAAATGTATTGCCATAAATAGATCGATACAACAAATTATGATTCATTCTTAAAATATTATCAAATTTTTCTTTTGACATTTTCATCGGTACATGTATTTCATAGTTTAATGGATTATCAATACCCATCTGTAAAAGTTTATCTTGTGTTATTTTTAATCTATTTATATAAGAACTTCTTCCAAGTACAGTTTCATAAGCATCAATTTTATTTTCTAATGTGCCACTGTAATATGAAACTATTGTATCAATTGGTTTAATAATAAAAAAATCATCATTCATTAAAACAAAATCATCTGGAATATCAGATGTGTTACATATTGTTTTAAAATTATTAAAAGCATTTTTATATTTAGAATATTTTTGATTTACTGGTATATATTCCCCAACATACCAATCTGGTTTACCACCAACTACCCATAGACTGTCTACATTGCAATTTTTAACAACAGACCTTATAGAATAACGAAGTTCTTCGTTGTTTCCATTTTTGCATATATAAACAAAATTCATAACATCTCCAAAATAATATGAGGCAGACTAATTAAAGTCTGCCCCACACTTATTAATATATTACTTAACTACCTTTTTTGCTGTAGTAGCCTTTTTTGTAGCCTTCTTTTTCACTGGCTTAACAGTCTTCATTGCATCATCAACATCCTTTGCGATTGCATCGAACTTGCCAAATGCTGGATCTTTTGGATTTGCTGCACGAAGAACTACTGGGACTAGAGCAGCCACCAGAGCAGCCCACATGTCCTTTGGATCGGTAACTCCCGCTGTGTATAGTGCAACTACACCAGCAAGTACAGAGCGTCCGTATGAGGCTCCCATAGCCTTTAGTTGTGCTTGATTCATTTACTCACCTCTTTCTATTATTATTATACACTAAAACTAATAAGTAAAATTTTTTTTATTTCTAATTTGTTTTTTTAATTTAATCTTATTTATTAGTTTTTTTATTTTATTTATCATCTGAACCTTTTCCATTGTCTTGAACAATAGGAAGAAGTTTTCCTATCACACTAGACAAAAATGTTGGGCTATTTAAATCATCAACCCTAGTATTATTCATTTCTTTGCGACAATCTTCAATAACATTATTTACAATATCAATTGTATCCTCAATATATTTAAATGCCCATTCCCTTGAGTCTGATAAAAATTTAACAAATCCTTCGTTAGTTTCATCTTTAAACATTGATGAATTTTCTATTTGATCTTTCATTGCTGACATCATGGCAATAGCAATTTGATTATCTAATAAACTTTGATTGAGAGCACCTTGTATTTGATATGCTCTATAAATCATATAAATATTAAATGCTGATAGCCCAATAATTACCCAGTTATACCACTGCATTTCGCTCCTCATGTGTTGGCCAATAGTAATTGCATTTTTCACAACATGGTTCATTGTATGGACTAATTGTTGCATACTGATACTTGTTATAAAAAATAGGATCCTTTTTAAATAGATTAGCCTTGTGAGTTGTTGTAATACGCATTACCTTATTATCATTAAGCCAGAATGATGGTGGAGTTTTTCCCCATCTATCCGAACATTTTTCTTTAAGATCATTAAGGTTGTTTTCATTGTTTATTGTCTTAATCCCACGAACCTTAGCCTCTTCTATCATGTGCTGTATATAAGACCACAGACCAGCCTCATAGCCCTTCCACATAAGCACTGCAGGGTGATTACGCCATGCCCCAGACGGTGACTCTCCTGACAACACCTTGAGTATTTGATACCCCTCAAGGATTTGTTTATTAAGTCTTTTATTGTCTAAGGATTTTGCGGTATATGAAATATTACTAGATGGAAGAAATGTTTGCATTAAACAACCTTAAGGGTATTGCAACGAGTGCAGCCAACATATGTATTACCAGTAAATGGACATGCTCCAGCATCTACAAGAACATGACCTTTAAATTTACATACAATTTTTTTGATAATCATAATCCTAATTCTTTTCTTTTTTGTGTAGCAGAGATTGCTTCTATATCTTTATCTAAACCAACCTGCTCAATCTTATATCCAACATCACGTCCATACACTATGTTTGTTATGTTAGGCATTTTGATTACAAATGGAAAGTTTAAACTGGCATCTTTCCTAATATATCCATTAACTTCTTCATAAGAGAGCGGATCTTTTTCGCTAGTCCCTTGAGTATCCCTAACACCAAGCACCACCTGTTCTGTTCTTTTCTTTGCTTCAAAGTATAATGCATGATGACCCTCATGCCAAGGCTGGTAACGACCTAGCATTAGCGTTGTAGGGGCTTTCCAGTCTGGTAAATTATACTTATCTATAATATATTGTACCCTATCATCTGATTCTATTGTACTGTCAAAAGACTCATCATAAAGAATGGGATCTTCCCAAAGTTTATTTGTGTCTTCAAACCTTCCTTCTTTAATTCTATTCATCCAAATTAAAATATCTGGTTTACCAAAAGCATCTCTTGTTTTTTCGGTAGGGCAAATAAAATCTACAACTACAACCTGACCTTGCTCTGATAACATTTTTGCAATAGCACCAAGTCTACGAGCATTCTCTACTCTATCTTCTATAGAAAATCCTAAATCAGAGTTAATTGTTGACCTAACATAATCAGCATTAACATGAATAGCATTAATTCTAGAGGATAGTTTTGTTGCCAAAGTGGTTTTACCAGATCCAGGAATACCAATTATTTGTATAATCATTTTCCACCCGTCCTAACTAACATAACTATAGCCCCATTTTCTTCTAAGGCTTTTTTAACCCTTACCATATATTCTACAGCAAGTCTCTTATCTCTGTCAAATAACTTCATAAAACTTGCTTCGTCTGCTCTTACTGTAATAAAATGCTCATTATCAATAATATCTACACCAAATCCATTTGGTGGGGCAATAGATCTAACTGCTCGCCTCATTGCGTCTGTATACACTATTCTATTCTACCAGACCTGGATAATCTGTGCAAATGCCATAAACATTATTATATTTATAATCTAAATTTAAATCAACTATAATTGATTTTTCTGTAACATTTTTTCCTGGATACGTCCATATATATCCGTTACTTGTTAATGTAAAATCATCTTCTTGATGCCAAAAAAACATATGTTTATTTCTATCTAATGCATTTAAAGCATTGATATTTTTACAATGAAACCAGGACACATCTTTAATATCATCTATAAATCTATCTCCTACTGGATATTGTGAAAAGTCATGACCTAAATACCAAGTAGAGTCTATCAGTCTAATATCAATCTCTACATTAAATCCTTTTTGTATCGCATGGTAAATAAGCCCAGGACTATTCTCTAGTGGACTTGGGCCATCAACATTTCCTCTGTGTGCTATTTTAATCATTCTTACTCCTATTATATAAATAATAGTTTAAATCTTCTGGAGTACCTATTCCCCACATTTTTTCAACTGGTAAAGCATAAATCTTTTTTTCATCTAATATAGCCTCGTTAAATGCTGGGCATGTATAAAATTCATTATTTACACGAATATCTTTGTTAATCATTTGTTTTGCATATTTTATAAAATCTGACCCATGTTTCCAATAGTATATTCCTACCGTTGCATTATCACTAATAGGTTTTTTTTCAGCAACTTCTAAAACTAATCCATCTGAGTCTGTTTTTGCATAAGACCACTTTGGATGTGATGATTTAAATGTTGCTATTCCACCGTCTGCATTCTTGCTATATAAATCATATAAAAACTTTTTACTGTCCCATTCAACAATTTGATCTGAGTTTGCTATAAAAAGTGGACTATTATTGTTTATATACTCAGAGGCCATTAAGCAGGTTCTTGCAGCACCGTCTGTAATTTCATTTATTTTTATTATGTTGCAATTAGGTGTAATTTTATTAAGCAAGTATTCTAAACCATATTTATCATAATGTTCTTGTTGTACAACATAAGTATATTTTGCATTAATACCCAAACTATTCACTACAGCCTGTATCATTGGCATATTATCAACTTCTATCAATGGCTTTGGAAATGAATACCCAGCATCAAAAAATCTACTACCCATTCCAGCCATTGGAATTAAAACGTTTAAACTATTATCATTCCACATACTTTTTGAATTTTTTAAATAATCAATTGCAATATTTATTTTTTCTAAACACAAATCAGATCTATTTGTAATTTCAAAAAGTTTTGCTTTGCTGTCTATTGCTGCAAGTTTTCCAACAATACTATCTTCAAATATTGCTGTATCTTCTGGCAAAAGACCAAAGAATGACATTGCCTTCCAGTACATTTCTGGATGTGGTTTAGCAAACTTAACGTCTTCGCTGCTTACTATATAGTCTACAAAGTCAATAATTCCAAGAGATCTTAAACAACTTTCAACTGTTAATTTTATACTATTGCTTGCAACAGATATAAAAATATTATTTTTTTTAATATGTTTAAACAAATCAATAAGTTCATAATCTATTGATAGACCATCTAATGCAATTTTAGTAGCATTCTGTTTTTCAGTATAAATTTGTTCATAGTATTTTTGTTCTAAACCTTTACTCTTTGTTAAAATTTTTAACTTATCTTTCGTTGGTAGACCTTCATAAATTTTAGAATGTTCTTCTTTTGATATGATATATTTTTTATCAACATTTTTTAAGGCACAGTTTAATGCAACAAAATGTATTTCTTTGCTGTCAATTAACACTCCATCAAGATCAAAAACAATTAATTTGTTCATAATATTATTTTATCATATACAATGAATGTGCAAATTCAGACCAAGCATAATGAAACGCATACCCAAAATGTGGTTCTTGATCATCTCTTTTGTCATAAGCGTCTATCAAACAATCTAAATTTTTATTTTGATCAATACATGTAAATATATCATTAAAAAATTTTTTTTCATCTATTTGATAAAAAGTTTTAAAATAGTTATAAAGTTTTTCATCAGATTTATTTTTATATAAGTCAACTATATTTTTATTTTTTATTAAAGTATATCTGTTAAGTAAGAATTGTGTCCAAGTAAAAGAAATTAATTTTATGTTATTTGAATTACAATACTGTTCTAACATTAAATATACATTATGAGATAAAATAGTAGCAAGATAGTTTGTTTGATGATTCTGCTGTGCATCATCATGTAGATAAATAACGTCTCTTCCAATATTTGGAAAGTTAATAAAAATACAATCTGGATTGCCAAACATTTTACAGTATTTAAAAATGTTACTTATTATTTCAAAGTTTGATCCTGCTGGAATTCCAAGATTATAGAAACCACTTAATGACTCTTTTTCTTTTATTTTTTCATAAACTAAAGTTGGCCATAAATAATCTTGTGGCATTCCAACTCCAAAGGTGTTTGAACATCCAGCAAATAAAATATGCTTGCCATTATGTTTATCAGTAAAATCATCTGATCTAAATCCATAATTGTTTAAATAGTATGTACTTGGATCATCTGATAAATAATTTATTTTTTGTTTTTTTTGAGAGTCGTATGTAGGCCTATCAACAAAACAATTTGTTTTTATTTTTTCATTATCAAATGCCCATAGTGGCACAATAAAATCACTTAAGTTTATATTTTTTTTATGAAATTTAAAAAGATTCATTGTTTAATAACACCCCAACTATTTTATTTTTTTCTAATTTATCTACTAAATCTTTTGAGTTAGAATTATACTCATTTTGTATTGATACATATGTGTGGTTTTTTGACCAGGCTATATCTCTATATTGTCCATGAGTTGATGTCCTTTTCATACGAGATTTTGTCTCAACATTATATGATGATGTCTCTAGTGGTGTGTATATTTCTACAATGTTAGATTTATTTGGCATCATTAACATATTTAACAAACCGCTTCCAGTCAAACCGATTAGTGTTTTAACAGAACTAAAATATTTTATTTGATCTTCAAATGTTTTAAATGTTTCTGGAATAACTATCTCGCAACCATTATTTTTAAAAAATTCTTCAATTAAATATTCGTTATTTTGTCTATCCATATTAATATATTTTTGTGATTTTACATTTCTTGACAAATATACAACTTTATTTGCAACTTCATCTTTTGAATATTCGCTAAACAAATTAGAAAGCAAGTCAAGGTTTTGCAACTTAAGTTCTGTGTCTTTGAAGATGGCACAGTTATCTGCTTTAATAATAACATTTTTATTTGGATGTGATGTATTATTAATTTTATTAAGTTCTTGCATTCTTTTTGGCGAAGAGTTTATTATTGTAAAATTAATATGTTTTTTTTCTAATACTTCTAAAAAAAATTTAAAAAATGCTGGTCCATCTTTATCATAAAAATAACTAGGAATATCTGAAGAATCTAAAATAAATTCAAAATCACCCCACGAAGGACTAGACTTAAAATTTTTGTCTAAATATAAAATTTTTGCAAGATTGTCTATTAAATTATGATATATTCTTGGATGTAAACCTATAAGTATTTTATTGTTTGTTGAAGTTAGGTCTAATACACTATAATTGTTTTCTTTTATAAAATCATTATTCCTTGCTACATAAACATGGTTGTTAGACTGATACTCAAGGTATCTAATATTTTTATCATAATTGATATGCATATGTATTGGAAGATTATTTATTAACACTTAGCCCTCAATTGTTAAATTTTCCCAGATTTCAGCCCATCTAGGCTTGGTCTTATGATTGTTGAACTCTCTAGAAATGTTTCCCTTGTCTAAGTATACTCCGCCCCATACTCCATACTCTTTTTCAGATATACCGACAGCAAAGCAGGTTCTGGCAACTGGGCAAGCAATGCATACATTATCTACTCCATGTCTAATGTTTGGATTATCTTCATATTTATCAAAGAATAAATTTGTATCATAATCAAGACAAGCAGCATCTTCTTTCCATAAATGTTTATTCACTATAACTCCAAATGTTTTTGGCTTATCTTCCATCCATTTTGATCTGGAGCATAAACTGTTTTAACATACCAATTGCCATCAACAAATGCACCATTTGTTTGGTATATTGCTGTTTTAGACTTTGATAGATGAATTACATTCCACCCATCCCATCTTAAACTTGAATTAGCAGAAACGATTTTTTCCATCTGATCTAATGTTGTGATATTCATAATTTCCTTAGTATGAGAATACGTTCAGTTCAACATTGTTAGATTGTGCAAGTGAAGCCAACTTTGATATATGCTGATTAGGCTTACTAAAATACGCAAAATAATTAATGTCGTTCATATTTTCTTCAATCCATTGTGGATTTGTTTTGTAAAACTTTACCTTTATGCCTCTTGCCTTTAATCCTTTTTCAGATACATTACAGAACTCAGAAACAAAAGAGTGAACTTGCTGTGGACCAACTGAATAAACTATGTACTCTTCATTATCTTGTTTAATAGATGAAAGAGCAATCCCCATAGCACGAAGAAATACCTGGTAGTCATTGAACTCATTTGTCCCCTGCACCACGACCTTCATTTTTACTCCTGTCAGTTAGTTT